AAGAATCTCAAAAAACTCTAGCTCAACGTCAATCTGAATTTGAAATAGCAATGGTGGAATTGGAAAGTGAGGGTATTGATGGTCCTGCACTGATCAAAAAACTTGAAACACTGCCACCGCTGCCTATTGATCTGTATCAATTTGGCTTGAATGCTAAAGAAACCTTAAGTCTTGCAGCTGAACTAATTGGGAATGATGAGCTTTGGCTTGATCTTTCTCAAATGAATCCAACTCAGGCGGCTATGCGAATCGGTCAGGAAATTGGCCGCAAAAATGTAAAGCCTGCTGCTCCAAAAATCCCAAACGCTCCAAAACCAATTACGCCAGTCAAAGCGAATGCACCTGCAAAGCGCGATCCTAAAACCATGTCTGATGATGAGTGGTACCGCGCAGAAACCCAATCAAGAAAAGGTAAATAATTTATGCCAAATACTATTTTAACGCATCAAATGATCGCTCGCGAAGCAGCAAAAATGCTTGAAGAAGAAGCGCCATTTATCGCCAATATCAACAAAGGTCGCCAAGATGAATTTGGCAAGGACACACAGGGTTACACCAAAGGCGACAAGGTTACTATTAAAATCCCTACATCTGGTCAGGTATTTGATGGTGCTAAATTTGGCGGTGCAGGTGGTGCTGCATCTGCTGTGGTCGAAGAATCAGTAACCTTGCGCCTAGATACTCAAAAGCATGTCGCCTTGCAGTTTGGTGCGAAAGAAAAGTTGCTCGATTTGACTGATTTTAAAGAGCGTATTTTACGCCCACAAATGCAGACACTTTCATCTGTTGTTGAAGCTGACCTGATTGCAAAAGGGGTGATCAGCGTACCAAACCAAGTGGCAATGACACTTGCAGGTGCGAATCCTTCGAGTGCTCTTGCTTTGGCTCGTGCAAAGTTGAATCAATATTTAACTCCAAATGGTGATCGCTCAACAGTGCTTTCAAGTGCTGCAAATGTAGCATTAAGTGGTGAAGTGTCTCGCCTATACAACCCAACTCAAGCATCAAGCAAAGCATACCTTCAAGGCTATGTTGCTTCTGCATTTGGTACTGATCTATATGAGCACCAATCAGTTGCGGTATTCAATAACGGCACAGCAGCAGGCCTAACGATTAGTGCAGCAGCTCAGACAGGCAAAGTCATTACGATGACCGCCTCAACTGGTGGGACTTTAACAAAAGGAACGATCTTTACAATAGCAGGTGTAAATGCGGTTCATCCTTTAACTGGTCAAGATTTGGGTGTGTTGCAGCAATTTACTGTAACTGATCTGGTTACCGTTGGAACAGGTACAGCGGTTTCTATCTTCCCTGCAATCAACCCAACAGCGCCAAATAAAACCACCAGTGCATCACCTGCAAATGGCGCAGTGGTCACCGTCGTATCTACCAATGGATTCCAAAACTTAGAATTCCATAAAGATGCATTCACCGCTGCTTTTGCACCTTTGCCAGTATTGGCTTCATGTGAGGGTTACACCGCTCGCTTACCGTCCGGTATTTCGGTTCGTGTCATGACGTTTGGTGATGGTAATGAAGATATTGAGCGCACTCGTATTGATGTGCTTTATGGCTTTCAAACAATTCGTCCACTTCATGCGTGTCGTATTACTCAGGTCTAACCAACAGGGAGCTTCGGCTCCCATTTTTTTTGGATGATAAAAAAATGAATTACCCAAAAATGCTCTACAAGGGCAATCAAGAAAAATATCAAACTGTTATTGCTGACGATGAGGATCATGAATCGGAATTGGTTGATCAAGGTTGGCTTGAATATGGTGAATTGCCTGAGCGTGAGCAGGGTATGGAAGATCCACATATGGAAAGTGTTAAAAGCTCAATCCTTGAAGTTGGTGAATTTCAATATAATTCGGAAGTTGAGGCGCACTCTCAAACCAAACTCAAATTAGAAACTGCCAACACTGAAATCGAACGCCTTAATCAAATCATTGCAGTAGGTCGCGCCGAAAATGCCGACCTACGCGAACAATTGACCTTCTTTCAAAATGAAGGCCCAAAGCTGACCGAGTCAGCAGGTGATCAATTAACCAAAGCGCCAGTTGATTACAGTGAATTAAGCGTAAAAGAGCTTCAAAATTTACTTGATGAAAAACAGATCAAGTATTTGAAGAATGATAACAAAGCGGCTTTGCTTGCATTGCTAGGTTAAGGTGATTCATGAACGTCAACAAAATCGTTGAATCTGCAATGAAACAGCTTGGCTTGGTTGCTGCCGGTGAGAAAGTTACAGGCGACGAGCTTGTTGATGCTCTGGATTCATTGCGTGGACTACTTGCTCAGTGGGCCACAGATCGGCTGTATGTGCACAAGGCAACAATCCTCACTTTACCCTTAACCAAAGGCATGGGTGCTTACCTGATTGGTAAAATTACAGGTGATTGCTGCGAGTATGAATTGACATGCTGCGGTGATGTTCTTGCTCGCCCCGACCTGCCTGCGGAGATTTCACATATCTCTGATCGTGCATGGTTGGATGACCAAGAAATTACCATGGTCCGTGATCTAAACAACACGGCAAGCAACGTCAAGGTTTGGTATCAAATGGACAATCCAAACTGGACTTTCCATGTCAGAGAGTCGGCAAAAGAACTCAAAATTAAGGTTTATACCTTGCCTTATGATCTTTGCGACCATGATGAATTGCACCTGCCACCACAATATGAACGTGCTTTAATTACAACGCTTGCATTAGAGATTGCACCCATGTTTGGTGTTGAGCCAAGTGCAACATTATTCCGTAATCAAAACCAAGCAATCACGATCCTTAAACGCGCCAATGTCACACCAATCCTTGCTACGAACAGTGCAATGGAGATTCCTGCAGGAGTTCGTCGTCATGGCTGGTGTAATTGATATCCCCCTTGTTGGTCAGTCATACCACTTAAAAGACTGGTCCATTGATTGCCAACGCACATTAAACTTATACCCCCAAGTTGTAGAAAGTGGAAATACGCCTCAAGTTTCCGCATTACTCCCAACACCCGGCTTGCTGAAAAAGTATGAATTAACAGGTCGTATTCGTGGCTTGTATGCGCTCACTGATCGGCTTTTAGTTGTGGCAGGTCAAAAGCTATATTCAATCAATAAAAGTGATGTGGTGAAGGAAATAGGTGAGGTCACTGGTGTTAATCAGGTGTATTTCGCTGATAACTCTGTTCAAGTCATGATTGTGAGCAATAGCGCTTACTCATATGGTATTAAAACCAATATTTTAAGCAAGATTCAAGGCGGTGAATTCTTTGGTGCATCCGATGTCACTTTTCTGGATTCTCGCTTTATCTGGACTGTTCCAAAGTCTGGGCAGATTCAATGGTCGGGTTTGCTTAACACCGAAACCACGGCATTAAGTTTTGCTACAGCGGAATACAAGTCTGATGATCTGGTGCGAGTAATCGCAAATAATGGTCAGTTGTGGTTGATTGGTGAAAAGACGACTGAAATTTGGGGTTCAACCGGTGATAAAGATGCGCCTTTCGTTCGAATGTCAGGTGCATTCATACCAGTGGGCTGTATTGCAAAAAATTCAATATGCCAGTTTGGTGGAGATCTGATCTGGTTGACTCAAACCGATCTCGGTCAAGGCCAAATCGTAATGACTCAAGGCTATCAAGCCCAACGTATTTCGAATCACGCCATTGAGTCAGAGATAAATAATTACTCAAATATATCGGACGCATACTCATTTACCTATCAGGATGATGGGCATGCTTTCTATGTAATTTCCTTCCCGACGGATAAGAAAACTTGGTGCTACGACTCAACCACAAACATGTGGCATGAGCGCAGCTTCTACAACCCAAAAACATACTTACACGAACATCATCGCGCATCAGTACATTGTTTTTTCAATAACATGCAGTTGGTCGGTGATCGTCAAGACGGCAAGATTTACCAACTCACACACAAAAGTCAAACCGATGACGGTCAAACCATTATGCGCGAACGTGTCACACCGGTGATCAATCCACACGGCCTAAAGCTGATCTTTGATGAACTGGAAATCAAGCTACAGGCAGGGCAAGACAATACATCAAACCCACTGCTTATGCTGGACTGGTCTGATGATAACGGTCGCACCTGGTCATCTTCACGACAAGAAAGTATTGGCACAACCGGTGAGTATAAAAAGCGTGTGATCTTTCGTCGGCTTGGGCAATCGCTTGGCCGTGTATTTCGTTTACGCATGACAGATGCTGCCCGGTTGGTTTTATTGGGTGCCAAGGCAAAGGTGAGATAAATGATTACACCACCATTTCAAGATCCAATGTTTATTAATGGTCAGATGAGTCAAGCATGGCGTGCCTACTTTGATGAAGTCACCAAGGTCGTAAACAAGTTAAATAAATTAAGTGAGGCAGATGAACCATGAAACACCTTGAGAATATCGAAGATTCAACTGAAAAAGAGATGAGTGATGTTTTGCAGGGTTTGGTTGGTTCAAACACAGAAAACTCAGAACGCAATTATCAGGACTACACAGACAAAATACATGGACTGCAAACCTTTTTATTGGCACAAGATCAGGCTTGGCATGGTGAAAATCACCATTTTGCACCTGGTGTTTATGTTCGTGAATTTCGATGTTTTGAGAATACTTTGCTTGTTGGTAAAACCCATAGACATGAACATATGTTTATCTTGCTTGAGGGAAAATGCACCGTTTCCACGGAAGATGAAGTGCTTACTTTAGAAGCTCCTTATATTGGAAAATCACCCGCTGGAGTTAAACGAGCACTCTACACAAATACAGATATTATTTGGGTCACCATACATCCTACTGATGAAACAGATGTGGCTAAACTTGAGGAATGGCTAACTGTTCCTGATGATGAAGTGCGCGAGTTTAGAGAAAAGTTAGGCTTAAATAATATTAAAAAAATAGGGGATTGATATGAGCTTCTGGGTAGCAGGTGCGGCTGTAGTTGGTACGGTGGGTGGTGCTGCAATATCATCAAACGCATCAAAAGGTGCGGCAAAATCTCAAGCAGCAAGTGCTGATGCAGCAAATCAAACTCAATTGCAAATGTATAACCAAACCCGAGATGACTTGGGTGGTTATCGTGATGCAGGTAACACAGCGCTTAATCAGTTGATGGGAGGTATGGGCCAAAACGGTCAATTTATGCAGTCCTATTCAGGGCAGGATATTTATGACGATCCATCCTATAAATTTAGACTGCAACAAGGTCAGGATTCTATTCAGTCAGGTGCAGCAGCTCAGGGTGGATTGCTCAGTGGTGCAACTCAGAAAGCATTGCTGAATTATGGACAAGATGCAGCATCACAAGAGTATGGCAATGCCTACAACCGATTTAATGCAGACCAGACCAACCAGTACAACCGTTTAGCCAATCTGGTCGGGGTTGGTCAGAATGCGGCAGCTCAAACAGGTAACGCAGGCTTACAAACAGGTCAGGCAATTGCCAATAACACCATGGGGGCAGGAAATGCCTTAGCAGCAGGTCAAATCGGCAGTGCAAATGCTTGGAATAATGCAGCACAGCAGCTAGGCACAATGGGAGCTGCTTACATGCAGAATAGAAATGCAGGAGTGAAGTAATGATAGATCCATCTATTCCACTAATGGCAAAAGGTATTGATGGCCTGCAAATGCTGGACGATGGGAACAAGCTCGCCCAACTCTGGCAAGGTCAAAAAGTTAATGCTGAAATGGGCCGTTTGTATAAACAAGCAGGCGGTGATCAGGCCAAAATGATGGAGCTTGGTCAAAACTCTCCATTGATGCATCTGGTTATGCCTAAATTGCAAGAGCAGCAGGCAGCGCAGCAAAATGCTTTAATTGCTCGGCAAAAAGCTCAAGCCGAAGTCGGCAAGCTTAACAGCGAGTCATTCAAAAATAATCAACAGGGCGGTGGCTTTAAGCTTGATAACGGTCAAAAACAACTTAGTGCTATTCAGTCTGCAATTCAGCAGGCATCCATGACCGGTGACAAAGGGGCCGCAATTATTGGACTAGATGCTGCTCAACGTGTTGGAATAATCACACCGGAAGATTATCAACAGCAATACCAAATCGTAAATGCAATGACACCAGAGCAAGTGAAGGCTTATGCTCAAAGTGTGACGTTTGCCAACGCCAAAGACCCGGCAAGTATCGCATTTCAGACTGCAAACAATGTGGCTGATAATGCAACATCAATCCAGAACAACGAGCTAACCAATAAAACCTCAATCACAAACAATCAAAACACAGTCAACGGGCAGAAATACAGTGTTGATCAGAATATTCAGCTTGGGCAGAGTCGTATTGAACAGGATGATAGAAAGCTTGCATATCAGAAATATGTTGATCTAAATAAACCCTTAGATTACTTCACCGCACCAGATGGTACTCGTTATGCTGTTTATCCTGGCGGTAAAGGGATCCCAATTACCGATATTCAAGGAAACCAAGTCAAAGCTAATACAAAGAATAGCCCATCAAAGCTCAGTGATAATGCGTTAAAGCAGGTAAATGAGGCCAGCACACAACTAGCCCAAGCACGTCAGAGCTATACCAAGATTGGCAGCCTAGTGAGCGATTTGAAAGGTGGAAAGTTAGATTTAAGCGCATCCAATATTGTAGCTGCAAAAGCTAGAATGGCTATTGGTCAATCAACACCAAATGACTTAGCTATTGATAGATTTCAGGCTGCGCTAAATCAGGCTGCTAATGATGTGCTTATGATGGCAAAAGGTACTCAAACAGAGGGTGATGCTCAGCGTGCTGTTGCAACAATTACCGCCAATCAACCAAGGGATAATAATGCAGCTATGCAAGCATTAAACACACTGGCAGGAATTCAGCGCAACACCATAGAAACATTAAATGGGAATATTAATACTGTTTACGATAACTATGGTCTTGCTAGACCAGGAGCGAGCAAATCCAATCCAAAACCTAAAACAAACACTGGTGTACAGCCTTTAACTAATGTTCAACAACAAGGCTTTCAATCTTTAATTCAGAAGCATACTAAATAAATTTTATGTGATATAAAACCCTCATAACTATGGGGGTTTTATGAAAAATATAATTGCAATATTTACAGGGTTGGTACTATTAACCGGTTGCGCAAATAATTTTGCAACACATTACACGAGTATCGCCAGCGTTAATACACCATCTTATATACCAACAAATAAGCCTATTGAGATTATAGATATAGGTGAAAACCCAGATGAATTGAATCAATTCCTTAGGGTTGGTTATTTGCCTGTAGGTAAGTCGAATTTTATCGCCCAATCACGTTCTCAAAAAACAGCCAATATTGAAATACAAGCTAAAGCTGTTGGCGCACAAATAGTACTACTAAATAGAAAAGATGCCGGCACTTCGACCACAGTATTACCTATGACAACCCCAGTAAACTCAGTGTCTACAACCAATTCAAATCATAATATTTATGGTAATAATGTAGGGCTTGGTAATATCTATGGAACATCAACAACCACAACCTATGGTTCAAAAACACAATACATCCCGGTTACCTCAAGCTTTACAGAATATACAGCTACATACTTGGCTAAATTTAAATCAAGAGTTGGTATTCACCCAGCAGAACTAACCGATCTAGATAAGCAGGCGCTTGATCAAAATACAGGCATTCGCGTCAAGATTGTAGTGGATGGTTCGCCTGCGTATTTTGGAAATATTATTCCAAATGATTTGATTTTAAGGGTTAATGGTCAGCCTGTAGCAGGTGTTAATGGTTTTGCAGAAATCTCCAACAACCTGCCAGCAGGGAGAGCTAAATTTGAGATACTAAGGAATAATAAAGTAGTAACCAAAGAAATTGAAATAAATTAATAAAAGTAGATGTGCAACCAAAACCACCTTCGGGTGGTTTTTTAATGGAGAAAATTAATGTCTGAGCGTCAGCAGTTAGAAAGAATCCTTGATCAACCAAATGCCCGAAAAATGCTTGATCTGATTGCTAATGGAGAGGGTGTTAAGTATGGGTATAACACTCTTTTTGGCAATCAACGCTTCGATAGCTTGCAAACCCATCCAAATGTTAGAAAAGAATTTACTCAAACTGATGGTAAGAAAAATTACACCACTGCAGCAGGTCGTTATCAGTTCCTAAATTCAACATGGCAGGAGCTTGCTAAGCGATATGGGTTAAAAGATTTCTCTCCAAGAAATCAGGATATTGCTGCACTTGCACTTATGGCTCAAAAGGGCGCTATAAAAAATGTTGTGAACGGTGACTTTAAGGGCGCAGTTAGCAAACTTGGCAGCACTTGGGCCTCATTACCATCGTCACCTTATGCTCAACCAAAAAAGACCTATGCTCAGCTCGGCTTGAGTGGTGGATCATCGCAACCAAAGGGTCTTACCCTTGATTTCGTAGACCTAACCACACTTGGGTATAAAGCAAAAAACACTCAAACAGCACAGCCTGATTTTGTGGATTTACGCAAACTTGGGTATCAAGACGTACCACAGCAAAGCAATCAACCCGATTTCGTAGACCTAACCGCACTTGGGTATAAAGGAACTTAAATCATGACTGGGAAATTAGATGTTAATGGCTTAATTGCTGATGCAAAAAAAATGGGCCTGTCTGATCAGCAAATTTATAGCGAGCTTCAAAAAACCCCTCAGTTCTCCAATCTTACAAAAGAGGCAAAGGGCACATTAAAGATGAGCGACAATCAGATCGCTAGTCAGTATGGGCTAAACCTCGGTGACACTCAAAAAATTCAAATCAAAGACGGTAAAGCTAATGTAGAAATGCAGCCTATCCGCTTAACAGCAGAGGGTAAGCCGTACAAGCAATTTGATAACACGCCTGAAGCACGTAAAGCACGAGAGCAAGAGCAGCTCAAGAAACAAGGGCCAACTGACTTATTAGAGTCTGCCTCACTTGCTGCTGCTGACATTGGTGCGCCAGTATTGCAGGGGTTCTCGTATTTAGGGGATAAAATTAGCGCTGGAATTAATAAGGTCGCAGGAACCAACCTCCGTACCGATTCTTATGAGGGTGTTACCAAAGGTTTAAAAACAGTAAATAATAACCATGAAACTGTCCGAAAGGCTAATAATCAAGGTGTGGATACTGGTCGTATTGCTGCAAGCATGCTAATGACAGCCCCATTAGCCGGAGCAGGTGGAGCACTTAAAGCGGGTGTGCCTTTAGCATCAAAAGCCGGTGCCGCTTTTCTGGGTAGAAATGCCGCTGTTGGTGGTTTGATTGGTGCAACCGGTGTGCATGAGAATAATACTCAGCGATTACAAAGCATGGGTGCAGGTGCGATCGGTGGTGCTTTGGGTGCTGCAGCGGGTCAAAAGCTTGGCGAAGGTGCAGTAAAAGTTGCCCGAAAATTCACACCCACACAAACAGCTCAGCGTCTAAGTCAGCAAGTTGATGACCAGATCACTATTGCTCTGAAGCAAAGCGATATGAAAATTGGCGATTTAAGCGATGATATTATTGCAGGGTTAAGGTCTGATGTGGCTGATGCACTCAAGTCAGGCAAAGCAATCAATAAAGAGGCTGTGGCGCGTAAAGTGGTTTTTGATCGACTTGGAATTAAACCAACGCGAGCACAACTCACAGGTGATCCAATTCTTTGGCAAAAACAAGCAGAGCTTGCAAAAATCCAAGGTGCGGGAGATCCAATTCGTCAAACACTCATTAATAACGAAGGAAAAGTTATTGGTGCACTTGATGATGCGATTGCAAAAACAGGCGGCAAAGCAACTGATCAGTATGGTGCTATCAAAGGTGCTGCAGATTCACTGCTTGGACAAAACCAACAGAATAAAGACTTTGTGGGTGCTGCCTATGATTATGCAATGAAAGCAGATGGTAATAATGTTGTGTTGGATGGCCGTGGATTTGCGAATGATGCATTTACTCGACTTGAGCAACAATATGCAGCATCAAGCCTGCCTCCCGGCGTGAAAAAAATCATAGATGATGTTTCAAAAAATCCTGATCAATTTACGCTTGGGAAGTCTGAAGAATTAATTAAGGTCTTGAATCGCGAGTACTCATCATCACTTCAAAATGGACAGCCTTCAAGCAGCACATATGCAATTGGTCTGGTTCGGGATGCCCTTAAAGGTCGTCAGGATGAGGCTATGCAAGGTCTGGTTGCAAATGGCAGTGATGCTGCTCAAGCTTATCAATTCGCACGTAAAGCGCATGGATTAAGCAAGCAGCAGATAGAAAAAATGCCTTTGCTGCAAGATGTACTGAAAGGCGCTGAGCCGGATAAATTATTCAGCAAGCATATTCTAAATGGCAATGTTGACCAGTTGGGCGAAACCATAAGTGTATTGAAAAATACCAATCCGCAAGCCGTGGCCGACATTAAACAGCAAACACTTCAATGGATCTCCAGTAAATCAGTTAATCAAAATGGTGGTTTTAGCCCTGCAGGAATGAAGCGTGCACTAGATTCAATTAGTGACCGTCGACTAGGGGTTTTGTTTGATACTAATGAGTTGCGAAACATAAAAGACATAGGTAAGGCTGGGCATTATCTGGTAACCCAACCAAACCACTCCTATGTAAATAACTCAAACACATCAGCAGCGTTAATGAACTTTTTTGGCGGTCTGGTTAATAAACCAGGTGTTCGTGTTCTTTTGTCACCGCTTAAAGATGTTGCTGATTCGGTTCAAGTGAGTAGAGCACTTAAAACAAGTGTGGCCAGTGAGAGTGCACCTCAAGCAATTAGCAGTACGCTTTCGGGTGGAGAGAAATCCCTTATTGATCGATTAACCCAAATGGGCCTTATTGGTGGCGCAAACACCGCAACAAAATAAACCTTAAACAAACCAC